TTGAGTTACATTTGTGCACTAAGTAAATTCATGAATTTAACCATACAGTTATAACAAAAATAGTAGGAGACACAGGTAATACTATGAGCAAACCTAAAAGAGTAGCTAATTTTTTACGCCAATTTGTCAAGAGCTTGCGATACCTTGCGTTCCATCATTGGTATTAAACGCATACCGCTATAGCCGATAAAGAAAGCTATTGCTGGTGAAAAAGTTATATGAAGTCCGAATTGATTAATAATAGGTGGTACAAAAAATTCAGCTGAAACAGCAGCAATAAACACAGACAATAAAAACTCTATACGAGCGCGTTTACGCTCCATAAGCCAATTTATATGCCCACCACGAGGTACTTTGCCTTTAGCTTTTTTAACATTGTAATTACAGAAGCCTCCGATTACAGACGCAACCATGCATACCACGCTAACTCCAAACATGTCGATTAAATATTGCATAACACATTATACCTTATAAAAAAGAAAACCCGACAGAGAGGAGCCGGGTTTTCAGAGGAGGGGTGCTAATTAAGCACCTGGTGAACCCCACATACCGAGGGGATCTGACCAACCGAATGAATATCTTTCACGAGCTTTGTATCTAACATTGCCTGTGTCGAAATCACCGTCCATAGAAGTAGTAAGCGGAGTTCTTTCGAAATGCTTCATACCGTTAGGAACGTCGGTTGTTAAGAAGTAAGCATCACTATCAGTTAAGTAATGATTAATTGTGTAACCTTCTGGAATCGCACCATTATTTCTCAATGCGTTGAGGTCGTTATCAGCTGTACCAACACGTTGTTGAGTATCTAATATACGAGTAGCAACGAATTGTAATGCTGGTGGAATTACCAACTTACGTGGTTTAGCAGCAATCAATAAACCTCTTTCATCAGTCCACGCTGCAATTTGAATCACTGCGTTTTCTAATGCTGTTTCGTTAAGGTCTGTTGCAACTGCTTGTACGTTACTGTTAGTACCACCTGAAACTAATGGGTGGTTAGTAACTGCACCACCAGCGGCTGTACCAAATAGTGAACGTGCGTCACCACCTAAGAAAGCACCGTTAAAGCCATTGTTTAAAACATTAGCCGCACGAACTTGCTTAGTATTTGCCATTGAACGAGCAAGAGCTTTAGTATAACGAGCTGAAAGACTATCATATAGATTATCCTCAACCGCTTCTTCAGTTAAACTGAATCCTAAAGCAATTGTTACGTGATTATATCTAGCTGTAAAAGCTTCTTGTGCGTTGTCATACGCAATCGCTGCTCCCTCATTTTTCAGAGGTGCACCTGCAAAGCCTGCTAGTTTTGTTTCTTCTTCGAATGAGCGATCTGAAGATTCAGTTTCGTAAATCTCTTTGTGCTCTTCGCCATAACGCTCATACTCTAAACCGAATAGTGCGTTAAGTCCTGGTAATAGCTCCTTAAGGAGCTGGGCTCTTGAAATTGCCATAATAATTTCTCCTTAATTAGATTCCAGTTGCGTTGTCATATGAATGAATACCTGCATTAAACTTAATTAATAAGTCTGTGAATGCATCACCCACGGTTGATTTTGGACCATCTACAAAGTCAACAATACGGAAAGCAATAGTTGCTGTCGTAGCTGTTGTAGAAGATACTGCAGTATTGGAGTTACCATTTGTAGTATCGCCTGTAGTTGTAGATTGCACTGCTGCAAAGTTAGTATTCTGACCTAAGTCAGCTTGTGTAACTGCACCGTCCGCCTGTGCTTGAAAGACTACATCTGGGTCATCGATAACATATGCCTTAATATCGTCTGCCACTGTACCTGTTGGGTAGTTATTTCTAAACACTACTGTGCCTAGATTTGGATCTGTGTAAGTACAACCTACAAAAACACCAATAACACCAGCAGGGAATTGGTCAGCATTGTTACCTAAATCTGTAACAATTTCGATAGTTCCTGCGGCTACGATTTGAACAACCGAGCCATTAAATATGTTAGTTCCGTATCCAGAAGCAATCGGAAATAGACGTGTAGAACCCGCGTATGGAGTTCCGCCTATATGGTTTACTGCTTTAAGTCCGTAAGGACTAGCTGTAGTTGCCATGATTGTTTCTCCTATTTATTTTTTCCCCTTTCCAAAAGATCGACCATTTTCTTGACCTTCGGCAAATTTAGGCATACGTGGATCGTTTTGATTCATGTATTGTGCGTCAACTGCTTCAGTCTGAGCTCGTGTTTTTTCATTTACATAAGCTTTTCTTTGATCCATCAATTCTTGAGGAGCTTTACAAAGTAATAGACCTCCAATTTCTATGCCTTCTTTATATTGGCTATTGGGGTCTGCCTGTATTATGACTTCTGGGTGTTCCGAATGCTTCACCGGTTCCCAGCCTTCACGCATTTTTGAAGATACATTCATGTTATCGGCTTCATTAAGTAAAGAAACTCTAACCCAACGATATGCCCATCCCGGTTGTTGTTTGAACTCCGGAAGAAGCGAGGCAGGTTGCCATTTTTTCGCTACGTCTTCTCGTACTTCTGTTTCTCTTGATTCTCTTTTTACCTTATCCATTTGTGTTCTCCAATTTTGTAATTTCTCGTGCATATTGCTCAGGAGTCAACTTTAGCTTTTTAGCTAGGGCTACCTGTGTTTTGGTTAACCTAACTTTTTTAGGGCTAGTTGTTCTGGTTGCAGGAGCAACAACATTCGAAGGTTTGCGTTGGGCGGGTTTTTCTTCCGGTTCCAACGAGGTTTCCCCAAAATTCTCAGGGAATCGTTTTTGCATCGTTTCATCTATACGACGGTAGTAATCGTCAGAGGTAGGATCAATCCCACTTCTAACTAATTGTTCATGTACACCTAAAGCTAGACTAGTCATTTGTTCGTCTTTGCCGAACCAATCGTTTTTAGCCTGCCACGCAGTTGCCTTAGTATCGGGCCCCGGCGCTGCTGCTTGAGGTCGTAACGCTTCTAAGTTTCTTTGTACACTATTTTGTTCTTCCTGTCCAGAAAAATTATATTGCGGTTGCATGTTTTTTGCAGAAGAAAGTTTGTATTGAGCGTCATTCATTTTAGTTTGAGCTTCAATAATTTTATTAGTATCGCCTGAATCATACGCTTCGCGGTAATCTCTTTGAGCTACAGCTAAATCTGACTCAAATCGATCTTGTAAAGCAGTGATGTATTCTTGTTCTCCAGAGCTTAATGTAGTTTTTAGTTGTTGGTTTTGTTGAATGTATTGTTCAGCCACTCTAACTGCTTCTGCTCTTTCGCGATCTGCTTTTTCTTTTTCGCGTCTTTCATCATGGTGCATTTTTTTCAACTGCGCCATACGTTGTTTAACACGTTCAGAATAATCTTCTAGAGTATCTTTTTCAACTTCCTCAACAATTTCTTTAGGTAAAGGCTCTTTCCCCTGATCTTCTGGTGGAGTGTCATCCTCTATTTCTAATTCTAATTCTTCTTGTTTAGGTTCTTGTGGTTTTACACGTTCCACATCTGCAGTAGATTTTTCAATTTTTTCTTCTTTTTTATCTTTGTTTAAATCTACCTCAAGTTCTTCACCCTCTAGTTCTTCGGGCACTTCATTAATTATCTCTGCCATGCTAATCTCCTATGCGCGTTCGTATCCGCGTGGGTCATCGACCACTGCTTCTACGGTATCGTCGTTAATAATGCGGAATTCTTTTCCGTGAATTTTAATTCTAGTTCCTGCATAGGCACGAGTTATAACGAAGTCTCCTTCTTTACACCAAGCACCTGACGGAAACCTAGCTTCATCTTGATAAGCTAAATCTCCTAGCTGCATAACAAATAAAACAACCGTTGAGTGCTCTTGTATTTGTCTTACAGAATCTGATTTAATAAGACCACTTTCATACTTTTCATCTGCTTCAGGTACCATACATAAAATACGATAGCCTTTGACATCAGGAAGTTGAGTAGTAAGTTTAGCTAATGCTTCATCCTCACTTACTTTTTTACCTTCAGTGGTAGTTGTGTTTTTGGGTTTTTTAATAGGTGCTCCAGAACTGGAGACTATAGTTTTGTCAGGAGTAGCTATACTCATTTATTCCTCCTTTTAGTGTCCATTTTAACTACACTATCAGTAGGAGTAGATTCAAAATCTTCTTCTTCTTTGTTGTGCACTACTAACAAATCTGCAATCATCACTTGGACTGTATCAAAACCTCTAATTTGTCCGCATGCGTGTTGATAACCTGCAAGGTCAGCGGTGCCTCTAGCCATATCTTCTGTTATTTCGTTGCGTCTTTCTTTTATCTGGCTGGATAAAAGCATAAGCGTTTCTTTCTCTATCATGTTATTCCCTTTCGTTTAGTTTAGTTTCATCCTCAAGTTTAGTTTTTTCTATCTGAGCTCTATCTTTTAACTTCTGCTCATGAGCAGCTGTCTCATTTTTAAGCTGAGATTCTTGTTGTCGAAGTGCTATATCAGCATTAGCTTTTACTACTTCAACACCCATTTTAGCTCCTTCGAGTAATTCTTTTGCTTTAACATCTTTATCATCAGTTACAGCTTTAGCACCAAGTTCAGCGCCTTTTATAGTTTCATTAGAAGTAATTTTTGCTTGCTCTAACAACATATCACGTTGAGTATTTACTTCTAGTTTTTGTCTTTCTAGTTCTAATTTAGCCGCATCTAGTTGTGTATCAGCTTGCATTTTTTGTGATTTAGCTTGGGCTTCCATTTGTTTAATTTGAAGCTCTTGTTTCTGCATTTGAATTAATGGATCTTCAGCTTGTTGTTGAGCTTGTTTCTGTGCTGCTTCTGCTTGATGAAGTTGTAAAAGTTTTGCGCCTGCTTCTGCAGAAAGTCGCGCAACTTGATTTTCAATATCCTCTGGTAAAGTTTCTCCTTCTTTAGGAAGTGGTGCGCCAAGTTGTTGTTCAATTTTTTGTCTATATAAAAATGCTATATGTTCAGCTATATGAGCTTCCATAGCAGCTAATAATTGTGGAGCTTTAGGGTTCTGCCCTACCATTTCTCGAACAAGTGGATCATCCCGAAACGCTGTATGAACTCTAATATGTGCCTCATGATCTTGAAATAAAAACGCTTTGACTGGAGTGCCATTTAACATATTCATATTTTCTGATACAGGATCTAAAGGTTTAGCGTCATCATCAGTGGGAATAAGTTTTCCAATATTTTTAACACCTAATATCTCAAGCATCTGCTTATTGAGCTCTTTTAAATCATATATATCAGGATTTTGCTGTGCCATTTGCATCACTGCTTGGTATTGCACAACTTTCTGTGCCATAGTTGCAGCATTAGGATCCGCTACAGGTATAAGATTAACTTTATCGTAATCTTCTTGTTTAGCTCCGGGTGTTCCTGTTGCGGGATCATATACATAATTAGGGTCAGTGTAATCTCTTATCAAAGTTTTAAGTAGCCCAAACTCTTTTTTCATTGAGTAGTAAATACGAGCATTAACTGCTGACATTACTTTGAGGGTTCGTTCAAGAATAGCAAGAGTAGAACCTACTGGAGAGTTAGATGACATATCAGATACTTTCATATCTGCTGCAGTAGCAAAACGTCTACCTTCATCAATAATTTTATCCATCAAAGCGGCAAGCACTTGACTTGGTTCTTTATACGGAAGGTTCATTAAGTTATCACGAAGTGTTCCAGACGCAGCATCTACATCACGCCACTCACCTGGAGCAATAGGAGTATCATCACCTTTAATGCGTAGTCCTCTAGTTTTAAATCCGCCAGGTAAGTTTGATAACGTACCAGCATCTACTAACTGACGAAGCAACATAGTTCCTGATTTAGAAAATGCTCCGATTAAATGTATTAAACCAAAACAATAAAATCCAAATCCAGGAATATACCCATAATGAACAAAATGTTCACGGCGTTTTTTTAACTCATCATCTTGATTATAATTACGTCTAATAGCTAGGATCTCTGAAGTGCCTTTATCTACAGTAACTATATAAGGAAGTGCAATTCCTGTTTTTTTGCCTTTCTTTTTATCTTCATAACCTTCTAAATCAAGGTTAACGTTCATTTCTAATATTTTATATCGGTCATCATTAGTAGCATCAAAACCCATTTGCTCAGCTATCTTTTTCTCTACCTCATCTAAGTCATAGCTCGGCTCACCTAACTCAGTATCACGATAAAAACCCATTTCTTGCAAATAATGTATTTCTTGTTTTGTTTTACGCATAACATGCGTTACACGTTCAGCTGTTTCTAAGTTAGATGCGCCGTAAGGCACCACCATATCTTCAGCGGGGACAAATAGTGATACTTGCCTTTGTAAAGCGGGGTCGTAATAAACTTTTTTAAACGCGTTACCTGCTAAACCCAATCCCCATAGCATTCTTTCATGTTCAGGTCGGTATTCAGGCATGCAATCCATAAGTTGATAGTTCATATTCTCTTGCACACGAGCTGCTGCTTTAATACACTCGTCTGTTTCTTTACCAATAATAGAAGTTTTTACAGGGCCTGCAGCTGGAAAAGTCTCCATCATAGTTTCAGCTTGGAATTTAACTAATGCTTCGGAAAGAAGTGGGTGATATACAGCACATGCACCTTCCCACGGTTCAGTGCGTTCTTCAAGTTTTAATCCTAACAACTCTAAACCATCAACGTACGTTTCAAGCCAATCTTTTCTTGAATTAAGGTCGTTAGTAAAATCTTCAAGTAGATCAGAAGCTAACTGAGCCATATACTGCTCATCTAATTCTTCAGCTAAGTTTTTATTAAACTCCTCATCTGCCATAGCATCAGGATCGATCGTCAGTTCCATGTCTTCTGTTCTAATTGTAACCTCTTCTGGGTCAACTATTTCTATCTCAAGCTCCGATTCTTCTTTGGCTATCTCTTCAATTCCTACTGGAGCTGCATATAATCCTTTATCTACATCTGCCATGTCAATTTACCTTTAATTTTTTAATTACTTTTTGTAAATTCTTCCTAATCACGTACAATATCATATACACAAAGTTTTGAATACTTTTAATTATTTGTTTTATTTGTTTTTTCATACCGCATAATACCTCTTTTTGTTGTGGCCTCTAAACATTTGAATGTCTTCTTCTTCATCGTTGGGCAACCGTATAAATCCACCTTGCCTAAACCGAGCAAGAGCTAGTGTTGTTGCGTCGACCAAGTCATCATTAGCGCCGGACGGAAAATCATTACATTCTTCGATAACTTCATGTGCCCATCTGCGATCTGGAGCCCATACTACACCACCATTGAATAAGTCTGATACTGCATTTACCCGACTTATTTTGTCTTGGCCTTTCCCCGGAGTAAACTCACCCACTGGAATACCCATTCTTCTAAACTCTTGATAAAGCGCAGCACCGTTTGACTTTTTCTCCACAATAAAAGCGTCTGGCTCTTGTTCTTGGTATTCTTCAATACATAACTGTTTAAGTTCTGGAAACTCAAGCCGTTCTTTTATTGCGTTCAATAGTATTATATTATAATTATTGACTTCTTCGTTAAAAAATACGCCCCAAGTTGTTAATGCGTTGTAATCAGCTCTATTATTCTTTTCTTGAGCAGCATCTAACGTCATTATTATAAATTCACAGTTAGGTGGGTTCTCTTCTTCCCAAATATTCCACCATTCTCGCTTAATTAACGCACCTTCTTCTGATGTTGGGTTTTGCATGTACTGCGCGTTCCAATACCGTAGGTCTAAAACGCTGCGTTTCTGTTGTAATTCCTCTAACGGCCAAAATTCTGGCCAAAGTGGCGTTTCTCCGCCCTTTTTATCTTCTAAAATCGCTGGAAATTCAACGATTTCCCAAGGATCTGCCTCATCATTTTTAGTCATTTGGTCTAATATTTGCCCAGTTAAGTCTAATTTAGACCATCTGGTCATAACCACAATAATAGCGCCGCCAGGCATGAGACGCTGAATAGGGCCCGATTGAAACCACTCCCATGCGGGGAGAAATACGTCTGCGCGATTCTGTTTAGCGTCTTGCTCCGAGTGGGGATCATCAATAATAAATAAATCAGCGCCGCGACCTGCAAGAGCGCCGCCCACACCAATAGCAAAATACTCCCCGTTATAATTAGTGCCCCACCTAGAAGCCGACTTACTATCTGCTTGTAATTCCACATCAGGAAATATGTCCTTATAGAGTTGTGAACCTACTAAGTTTCTTACCCGTCTACCAAAGTTAACTGCGAGATCTGCAGTATGCGATGACATAATAATTTTCTTGGCTGGATACTTACCTAAAAACCAAGCGGGTGCAAGGTACGATATAAGTTCTGATTTACCGTGCCTTGGAGCGATATTAACTACCACTCGTTTCTTTTTACCATTCGCTATATCTTGAAAGATTTCTGCTAGGTGCCGATGATGCGCTCCTATAATATAGCCCGGATAAACGTATTTTATAAAATCAAGAAACGACTCTACTCCAACTTCTTTTGTCATTTCTTTTTTGTAGTTCTGTAACAACGTCAAGCTTTTGCGCTTTTCTTTTTCGGACATCCCCGGCAGCGCATTTTGTAAAAGATCTAGATCTTCATGACTAATCATCTTTAACTATCTCATGCTCACCTTCAATCACTGTGCCTTTAAGCTGTTCTATAGTTTCTAATAGTTCTTTCTCAAGCTCGTCACCAGATTTAGTAATGTGAGTAATTTCTGTTTTCCGTTTGAACGCATCGACGCCGTCTACTTCACCTAAATTGCGCAGCGCTTTTATTCGATCTGCGTCTTTTTCTGCCATAGCAGATAGTTCTACAAACTTGTTTACTGTATAAAGTTTTAGGTCTGACAACTCTTCCACAATCATACAGTTAGTTTGATTAACCAGCCCGGCTAAGAATGCCATTGTTTCGTTAGGATAGTTTGCAAATTCTGGTTTAAGTTTTGTATTAACCATCATATCACGCGCTAACTCCTCTGCTTGCTGTTGATGTTCTTTAGAAGGTTCTATGTTATCGCCGGCTAAATCGGAAACTACTTTAATAGTATTGGCACGCACTGCTACTTCCTGCTCTGCTGACATGTCAGGCAGTTGTTCTTTTTTGCTTTTAGGAATAGGAATGCCTTTTTCTACTTCCGGCATAATCATTCGGTTATCCGCAAGTTCTTCTTCCGAAGCAGGGGAAAGTTTAGGGGGTTTATGTTTACTCATGTGTTCGCTGTTACACCTTAATTATTTGCAGCCATTAGCCGCAGTATAACTAATAAACTAATCCAAGGCAATAAGCAAACAACATTAGTAAGAACATGACGTAGATAGATATGTTTTCCATGCCTGCAGTATACGACCTTTTACCAGATCATGTGGTAGTGAGAATCATTCCGATTTTCCAAATTTTTTGCGAAATATTTTTTTGATTGGCTATTTGTAAAGTAAGGGGGGCCTATCTGGTAATGTTCGGAAAACATTGGATCATTTGAGAATATTAGAATGTATATAGTATATAGAAAAAAAACTAGAAAATAGGTGCATAGGGGTGGGGTGGGGTTTGCCTTACTTGACATATTTTGTTATAATATAGGCATACCAACAATCAAGTTGGTTTACAAGGAGAAAGACAATGGAAACA